AGTTGATTCAGCACGCCACAGACACCGGCTTTATGGTCACAGGTGGAGAGTTGGCGCGTACACCTGAGCAGCAGGCCATCTACGTCAAGACTGGTCGCAGCAAGACAATGAACAGCATCCATTTAAAGCGTTGCGCTATGGACTTAAACTTCTTTCGTGATGGCAAAATCATTTGGGACAAGGCTACCATTGCTCCGTTGGGTGCGTACTGGGAACGCCTGTACTTTAAGAATCGCTGGGGCGGCAACTTCAAATCGCTGGTTGACTGCCCGCACTTTGAGCGCAATGTATGAGCAAACGTTGATACAATAGCTACGCAGACTTGCGCATAACTTATCTAAGGCTACAGCATGACAACGCCTTCCTTTGTCTTAACGTATGATAGCCTTACCAGTAGCGTCTTGCAGTATCTTGAGCGCCAAGACGCTGCCGTTGTCGCGTTCATACCGCAAGCCATTGCACTGGCTGAGTTTGAGATTGCTGAGACCATTAAGACGTTGGGGCAAATGGTTGTTGCCAATGGTACTATGACAACTGGCAATCCGGTCATCCAGAAGCCTGCAAGATGGCGTAAGACAGTGTCTATGACACTTACCACTGCAGCAGGTGAAAAGCAGCCTATTTTGCTACGTAAATTGGAGTACCTAAGCCATTACTGGCCCAATGTCTCTACAACTGGCACACCACTGTACTACGCTGATTACAACTACGATAATTGGCTGGTTGCGCCTACGCCTTCAAGCACTTTTGCTTTTCAAACGCTTTGCTACACTCGTCTTATGCCGCTGTCGTCCAGCAATCAAACAAACTGGCTAACGCAAAATGCGCCAAACGTCATATTATTTGGTACCCTAAAGCAAACGGCACCATTTTTGAAAGACGATGCTCGACTTGCTGTTTGGGGGCAAATGTTTGACGCAGCTCTGGCAGCATTGAAAACTGAAGACACGTTGCGTATAGGTGATCGTCAAGCCATAGTTCAGGACTCCTAATCATGACAACATACACCAACCCATTTACTGGGCAAACGATTGAGCCCTCAGCCATTAGCTACGAGTCCCTCAGTCTTATAGCTGACACTACGCTTGACTGGCCTATCAATGGCAATAACACCACGCCTGCTAGTAGCATTGCTGACGTCACTACAACATCGTATTCTGGGCTATCGCTACTGTTGCCACCCGCAACGCAGGTGTCAGTAGGCCAGTCAATTCTGATTCGCAACGTTGGTTCGCTTGCATTTACAGTTAAGAACAATGCAGGCGGCACAATTGTTTCAGCTGCATCGGGCGTTGCGTATTTCATATACCTTACTGACAACAGCACTGTTGCAGGCTCTTGGGCAACAGTAACTTTTGGTGCAGGTACGTCAGCTGCAAATGCAGCAACTTTGGCAGGCTATGGCTTAACTGCAATTGGTGCAACACTCAATCAAACTTACCAGATTGTCAATTACTACACCAATGCAACATTGCCTGTTACTGTACAGGCGCAATTTGTTGTGTGGGGCGGTGGCGCAGGCACGATCACACTGCCATCAGCGTCAACAGCAGGCGCCAACTGGTTCTGCATGATTCGCAATAATGGCTCAGGCATTCTGACACTTACGCCTGTTGGCACTGACACCATTGACGGCAACGCCAATCAACAGCTTCAATTGACTGAGTCACTTGTCCTGGTCTCCAGTGGCTCTGGATGGAATACCTTTGGTTACGGTAGGTCAAATTCTTTTGCATACACTCAGTTGTCCCTGGTGGTTACTGGAGGTACTACAACTCTGACATCGGCGCAAGGCGCCAATACGATTCAAGAATACTCAGGCGTTTTGACCAGCAATCAGATTGTTGTGGTGCCTTCTACGGTGCAGCTTTACACAATCACAAATAACACAACTGGCGCGTTTAGCTTTACTGTAAAAACATCTGCAGTTAGCGCCGCAACCATTACAGTTCCGCAAGGGACTTCACTGGTTGTCATTTGCGATGGTACCAATGTTTACAACGCAGGCTCAGGCGCATCAAGCAGCATTACCACTTTGACGCTAGGTAATGGTTCACTTGCGTCACCGTCACTTAAATTCTCAGGCGATCTAAACTCAGGCATGTACTTGGTAGGCTCAAGCCAAGTAGGCTTTGTGATTGCTAATGCGCAAGCAGGCTACTACAATGCTGCGGGTTTGACCATGGCTGGCACCGGCACGTTTATTGGCGGCATTACTGGAGGCAGCTTCTAATGGCAGCTAATGTCATCTCACTGGCTATTAAGCCGGGCATTCAGCGTGATGGCACGCTGCTTGATGCAACTGCAACTGCAACTGCAGATGGCCTGTGGGTTAGATTTCAACGCGGCCGCGCTCGTAAAATAGGTGGCTACAACGCCATTTTTTTGAATGCTACTGAAGTCAGTCGCGGTATGGTGATGCAGTCGCAAGAAGGTCTGAATTACGTGTATTCAGGCTCTGCCAATTACTTGCAGCAATGGCAAACAGCAAACGATGATGGCGTAGGCTCAGGGCCTATTAACATTAGCTTATCAAACTTTACAGCTAATGTAAACAACTTGTGGCAGTTTGATGTTGGCTACAATGATGCTGCAGCTGCTTTGCAAGTTGTGGCGCACCCCGGGCAGAACTTGCAGTATATTGACAACACCATCAATACGCCTGTGCTGTCAGGCTCATTCCCAGGTGGCTCGTTAAGCAAGGTTGGCGTCTTTACTGCAACAGGCACTATATCAACTGGGACAACCTTCACCATTGCAAGTTTGAACTACATTATTGGTGCAGGTCAAACAGTCACCGGTGGAGGCGTACCCGCAAACACAACAGTGGTTATATCTGTGGTAGGTGCCAGCACAACTGTCGTAACACTGTCTGCTGCAGGTACTAATGGCGCGCAAACACTCACGTTTGACAACAACATCTCAGTATCGGGCGGGGCATGCATGCTCTACCCGTACTTGTTTGTCTACGGGAATAATGGCCTCATTCAAAACTGCAGTGCAGGTGACTTTACTAACTGGGTTAGTGCTGACTCGAATGCTAACAATGTCTCAGCAACCAAGATTGTTAAAGGCATAGCGCTCAGAGGTGGCACGACGTCCCCTGCGGGCCTATTCTGGTCCCTCGACCAGTTGACCAGGGTAACCTATGCACCCACCACGGTGGGGACTTCTACGCTGTTCTGGCGCTATGACATCATCTCAACGCAAACTTCAATTATGTCGAGCCAATGCGTCATTGAGTACGACGGCATTATTTATTGGGTTGCTGTTGATCGCTTTTTGATGTACAACGGCGTGGTTCAAGAAATAACCAACAACACCAATCTCAATTACTTTTTTGACAACTTGAACTACTCCCAGCGACAAAAAGTTTGGGCTGCAAAAATACCGCGTTGGGGCGAGATCTGGTGGTTTTATCCGTCAGGTGATTCTACTGAATGCAATAACGCCGTTATCTATAACGTGCGTGACCAACTGTGGTACGACGCAGGATTTGCGTCCGGGGCAGCTCGATCAGCGGGTGTGTTCTCAGAAGTATTTCGCTACCCTATTTGGGGCGACAACGTTGTGAACACTGACAATGAATACACGCTTTGGCAGCATGAGACAGGCACAAATCAAGTGTACCTGACCAATGTCAATGCTGTGCAATCATATTTTGAAACCAACAACATTGGGTGGGTAACTGGTGGGCCTGGACAAGACCAAGTGCAAGGCGCCAATCGATGGATGCGCATTGAGCGCGTTGAGCCTGACTTTATACAGTCAGGCGATATGAGCGTGGTGGTCACAGGCAAGGGCTACGCTGATGACGTAGATGTTGCGTCTGACCCGTATGTATTTTCATCTAGCACGCTTAAAGTTGATATGCGTGAGCAACGCCGTGAAATGCGTTTACGATTTGAGTCAAATACTTTCAACGGGAACTACGAAACAGGTAAAATACTCCTGAGTGTCAATGTTGGCGATGAACGCAGCACAGGAAATCCGTAATGACTACATATGACCCGCGTGGGCTTACATGGGATAGATGGTGCGCCCTTATGAATGAGCTATTTGCAGCACAGCAATTAGGTGTAGTGCCTGAAGATCACTGGCGTGACTGGGCTAATGGCGTTCAAGGCATTGGGTATTTTGCAAACTCAGGTGTGCCTGATCAGTCAGGCTTTAAGTCGTGGCAAGACTGGGCCAAGTCATTGGTTGGCATTATGTCAATAGGGGCACCATAAAATGGCAGGCATAAAAGAACTGTTTGACATCATTGATGCCGATCACGCAAAGCATCATGCAAGTCGTGAGTATTCTGCAGAAGACGCTAGAAACACGTTTTTGCAATACGTGGCGCAAGGCCGTATTTACTACTACATAGGCAAAACAATTTTTCTTGTGGACGAGCATACTGATAGACCTGACACCATGGAGTTTCACTCCATCAATGCAGGCGGATTGAAAGACTTGGTAGACGGCATTGATTCTATGCTAGATCAAGCAAAACGTCGATTTGCCAATGCGGTAACGTACTACGACGATGAGTCTTTAAATGGGCTTGGCAAGTTCTTTAAGTACCCAATCACATTTGCAAAAGTGGATGAAGGCGAGGATCGTACGTACTCTGCAACATTTCATCTAAGGGGCTAACCATGGGGTGGGTAAGTCAAGCAACAAATAAAGTCTCTGAGTCACTTGGCACTGCAGGTAGCGGTAGCAGCACGTTAGGCATCAACACTGACGACCTGTCTAAAACGCTTACAACTGATAGCAGCACAAGTGGCTTAGGCGCACTAGGCAAAGAGCTAACTAACAATGAGCTGATTAACGCAGCTGCTGTTGCGACTGCAGGGTACTTTGGCGGACCACTTGGCGCTGCAGCTGCTAATGGCTTGATTTCTCGTGCGCAAGGCAATGACTGGAATCAAGTTGCAGCTAATGCAGCAGGGGCAGGCTTGCTTACGTATGGCGTCCAGTCAGCATTTCCTGGGCTGTCGTATGACGGGTCAGCAGGTGCTGAACTTGCTGTAGAAGCAACGCCTACTGTAGCCAATTCGGCAACGCAATTCGGCGGAAGCGGCAGCCTTTATGAGGCAGCAGCAAGCCCGTTGGCTTCAGGCGCTGATCTTCCTGCACTCACACCTGCAGCGCTTGAGTCGTTGATTGGCACCCCAGGTTATGGGGTAAACGCGTCAGCAGTTGAAGCTGCAAAAACACTGGGTATGGACCCTGCATTAGTTGGCGCTGGTGCATATGCGCCAGCACTAGGCGGCGCCGTTAACGCACTTGCAGAAGCAGGCAATGCTGCTAATCTTGCAAGAATGCTAGGCGGAAGTGGTGGAAGACCCAATCTTTCTCAAATGGCCATCAACATCTTGGACACCAAAGACAAAGGCACAAACCCTGGCGGTTTGCTAACGCCATCATTAGTGTCTACTGGGCCTGTGCAGCAAGACTCTTCCATACTAAAAAGTCTTCCACAATTGGCTTTTGCGCATGCGCCTACTGTTGCAGCACTGTCAAATAAGTCAGCGCCGCAAGGCTACAAGCGTGGCGGGCTTGCGCATCATCAGCCTGAGTTCATTACAGGCGCCACCGGCCACTATGTTAAAGGCAAAGGCGACGGTCAATCAGACGACATCCCAGCTATGCTTGCTGATGGCGAGTACGTGTTTGATGCTGATACTGTTGCAGCACTTGGCAATGGCTCATCAGACGCAGGCGCAGAAAGACTTGATGAAATGCGAAAAGCAATTCGTAAGCATAAGCGCTCAGCACCTGTTGACAAAATACCCCCAAAGGCCAAGTCGCCTTTAGAATACCTCAAAGGATAAATCATGGCAGATCTTGGCGCAGGTACCCCGCTACCGGACATTAAGTCAACAA